TAGATAGCATGTTAGCAGTTGCTCTATTAGCATCAGCAGCATAACCAGCTTTCATTGCATCAGCATAGGTATTCCCTTGTCCACCCATCATCTGAGCATAAATGCTTTGTGTGTTGGTTGGGGCATTTAACGATTGTTGCAATGACTGAGAAAGCCTATTGGCATTATCCATGCCTTGATATACACCACCACCTAACTGGTTTTTCCATTCAGGCATTGCAGCTTGATTAGTTTGGTTAATGTAATCTTGCGCTCCACCCATTTGCTGATTAATGGTGTTTCCAACATTACCGTAAGTACCTGCTGCTGCATTGTACATTTGAGTAAGTGCGTCAGATTGCCACTTTGGTATTTTTTGTTGAAACTGACTTTGGTTGTTTGAACTACTTTGTTGACCGCCTCCACCTGCACTAGCCATGATAATCCCCTTATGCGAAAGTGTTGTTAAAGCCGTCTATCCATGCTTGGTAAGCAGGAACGCCAGCGGAAAATGGGTTAGTACCAATTAGTAAGCCTGTTTGAGCAGCTCTACGACCATCTCCCCATGCTTCATTTAGTTTAAATGAGTTTTTATATATTTTGCCAGACATGTTATTCCCCTAAATCTAATTTAACGATTGTTGATATTTTTTGAAAACCCATAGCATTAAGATACTTAAGCCATCCATCTCGAACTGCACATCCTCTGACTTCTGTGCAGTTTAAGTCTTTTGCTATTGCTCTCATTACAAGTACATATTGTTCAAACCAATTATCCATCTCACTGCCACCAATAAGATTTATAAATAATGCACGCAATCCTGTGTCAAATATTCTTACCTCTAATGTATGTACAGCAATAACCTGATCTTCCTTGCAAATAAGTAAAGCCATTTCTCTACCAGATAATAAAGATGCTTTAACACCTTCTAATGTTACTTCATCATTTGCAAGCGGTATTACTCTTTCCAAATGTGGAACAATCTTATCCCACAGGACTTCTACTAATGTCGGTGGTAATGCTACTATATTATAATTATTCATTGCGCTACATAAGTCATAGTTACTACATTAGATGCAGTTGATGGTCTAGCTGGTGAAGTTCCTGCTGAGTATGCTTGTATAGTAACAGCAGCGTGTGTTGTAGACCACCAAATTTCAACATATTGACCAGCAGTTAATCTAAGAAAGAAGTTCCATCCTTTAATGTCATGATAAGGATCACCAGCACTTTTTCTAGCTGGAAACCCTAATATACCTGTAGAGCCTGCAACATCTACACCATTGATTTTCAGCCATATACTAACATCTTGTGGAGCAGAATCATTATTTTGAAACTGTGTGCTAAACTGCAAATTATATAATCCACTATATGCAACTGTTATCCTTGAGCTACTAACCATACTGACATTGCTACTATAATCAGTAGTATTGAACGTCATAGCATTAGCTGTGTTAGCTGTTACCGTATGTGAAACTGTATCCTGAAACGCACCATAAGGAGCTGATGACATTGATGATAGCGATGTCCAGCCATATGATGTATAAACCCACGCACCTTCATAAGTAATGCTTGGCAAAATAGCATTAGCAAAATAGTAAATCTTGCCGACGTGTGGCCTGTTTGGAAGAGCGGTCAATATGCTTAAATTACCTAGATCATCAGCCTTGTAATTGACTGATGCTAGTTGCCTAACTAAATACTCTTTAAGTTCTGGTGATGTTGTAAAAGGAGGCTGTTCCATTATCTCACCCCATTAGTTACATATTCTATATCTAAACCACTTAAAGTAAATGGCAGCAAACCAGTTGACTTAATACGCCATGACAAGAGCTTTCCGGTAGTTCTAATATCAACTTTTCGCATGGTCTTAGGATCAAATAATACTTCTGGCTTCCAGCGTACTGCACCACCTACAAAGTCCTGTGATCCTAATTGTATACTAACTGATTCATTAGATGTTAAGTGTGGATATACACTTTGTGTTGTTGTTACTACTTCCTGCCCTTCTAAGGCAAAACTAAGCCTTTCTAGCAACGTATTTTGAACAGTAGTGTTATCGTCTAGCTCTAGTGAAACTATTGCGCTATTGACGTTATTTGTACTTACAATCGTTTTAGAGAATACTGATGTTGCATCATATGTCCAAACCCTTGATGATGTGTCCCAAGTATCTGTGATATTGCTCCATAATAAAGGTGTTGCAAGATTCACACCAAATGTCAATCCTGTTGTTGATGTAGGTATATTGCGAATTGAAGTAGTGCCGTCAACATAGTTAAATATAAACGCAATGTTAGGTAGCTTATTACCTACTTCTGGAATACAAAACCATATCTCTTTAGTAATAGGATTTGTTAAAGCAAATGAGTTTGCGTAATAAGTTGTATCAATGTTGTTAGTTAAGCGAGTCTTTAATTGTTTATTTAAGATAGACTGTATAGAGTTTCCATCATTAGATAATATATCGCCATCAGAAAGAAAGTAATGTGACCCATTGGCTTCTGCTACACAATTTTTAGCCAACAATCCATGATTAGTCGTTAATACTTGACGTTGCCAAATAAATTCGCCACCAACATAATTTAATAAGTTAATTCCTCTTTCTGAATAAAGAATAAAACTATCTCTTAATGTTTTACCATCTACCAATGCGCCCATGTCACCACCAACAGATGCTTTCCCAGCTATGGCAGATAAGTCTGACTCGTCCCAAGTATAAGGCAGACCATTTACATCAGCAGGATTACTCCACCGGTAAGTTGATGGAAGTGTTGTTCCTCCTTCTGACAGATTAAGAGCAAATAAAAAGTCTTTATGAGATCTTATAACATTTGCGCTATAACCTTTTGCTTGCCATGTATGAGTTGGATCAAAGTTAAGAGGCTTAAGTATCTGTGTTGTTTGTTGTGGCGACCAATATTCTGGATAATGCTGTCTATTATTAACAATCGGAATACTTCCAAGCATACATCCCTGCCAATATAGCTCTCCATCTGTACTAATGCCAGGATAGCCAGTTGCAGAAGTTATCGCTGTCCATGCTGATCCGTTATAGACCCATGCTGCTTGCTGCCCTAGTAGCACATAGAAATTACCACTTGCCACATTGACTGACATGATTAAACCTGCCTTAAAATTGGCTGGTGGTGTAGCCAATGTTTTAGACATGTTTGATGATTTAATCTTGTTATTTAAAAGCCTGTAATTTGTCCCGTAAGTAAATACTTCAGGAGGAAGATCGCAAGGTTCTAAATCAAAATTAACATTCTGTAACCCTAAATTATTAATCTTTAATAATGGCATGAGAATTATTCCCACATAATATTCATAGTTCCACCATTAAATGTATCAGTCCCTGTAGACATTTGTAACTGAACTCTGTCTATTATCCCAGAAAATAATTTAGTTCCTACTGTTAGAGCAGTGCTAGTTGTATTATATCTAACCTGACCAGAAACAACATATTGAGTTCCAGCTGCAACTCTTGTTATAACTACTTGACCAGTATAAACATTTGCAGACCCACCACTGTTTTGCAAATCCCAAGAAGTTGTTGCACTTGTAGAACTTGCAACCGTACTTGTACCAATAGCATTATTTACAGAATCATATCCTGATGCTTCATAACTTCCTGATCCTGCTCTAATCGCAGGAAGCCCAGCAGCTACTGTTGTAACTCCACTTAATAAAATAGTTATCCGTCTTGCCCAGCTTGGAATACCAGTAAATGATATTGTTGCGCCTGAAGTTGTAACTGCTGTACCTGTTATTAATGGCGCATAATTAGCTGTTGCTGAGTTTCCTGTACAAGTTGCAGAGGTAGTGGCATTAGTCGCATTGGTAGCGTTAGTTGCGCTGTTAGCTGTTGCTGAGTTGCCTGTAAAACCAGTGCTATTAAACTGCCCTACAGTAGCGCCATTACATCTAACATTCATTACGCCATCAGATGCCCACGATATACCTGTATCTTGTCCTGCATCAGAGCTAAACATAAACCCAGCATCTGCAAGTAATGTTGTTCCTGATACATAACTATTTCCAACAACATGTAGTTTCTGAGCAGGACTAGCTGTGCCAATACCAACATTTCCAGAGCCATCTGCATGTACATTAGCAACAAGATTCCCAATACCACTATTGTGAAGTGAATTTAACTCAGCCTCAGTTGCTGTAATTGCTGTATTAAATCCAGTGCTAGTAGAGCCAGGAAACTGTGCTTGTAGAACTGATTTTATTAATCTTATATGGTTATCACCCTGATTAACTGGGTCAGTTTCGGTTGGGTTTGACGTAATAAAACTTGATATAGTTGTGCCTGCTTCTAAGCCCATAATATTTACCCTGGGAAAGTAGTTAAAGAAGTACCTGACCAAGTAGACTTGGAATCATTGTTTGTTATTTCACTTAATGCTTGATTAAATCTAGCGTCCCACATAGTCGCTGAATTTGCATCTTTAATAAAACTGTTAATTTCAACTAACATTCCAAAAATATAAGTATCTGGATTAGAGTCTGATAACCAATTTGTAGTTGTACTGGAAGAGAGTGGTGGTAATGTTTGAAAATAATCAATCTCTAGTGAGTGAGTATTATCATAAAAAGGTTGCACATGAATATCGCCTGAGATAACTGTATAGCATGGAAATTGTGTTTCACCATTGTTAATAATATTTGCCATTTGTTCTGGATTAACTTGCAACAAAGTTACTCTGCTTTTTGAATTATTATTGTTAATAACCTTAATAGAGCGCATAACAGAATAGTTAATTGGTAATGAATAATATTCAGTTGTACTGTTCATTGGTGTTGTAGCTCTGCATGACATATCAAGCGTCATAAGAAGCCTATTAATACGAGCCTCAGTAACACGCATAAATAGATCAATGCGAGATGTTACCTCTGTATCTTGCCTATCAGCATAACCAAGCGTTAAACTTACAATATCTGCATAATTCATTTTTTAATTCCAAGTTGCAGTTGGTGGTGTTTGTTTTGTCCATACTGATGAAGTATTATCGTCCTGACACGTCCATACATCAACAAAATCCTCTCCTATCTCCCAGTTACCAATAAATATCTTTCGTCTTGATGTAAAGCCTACATAATTATATTCACCATTAATGGCATAGACTTTAAAGGCTTTAAGTAAACTTGCATTATTGCCTGTATAGTTATAAACGCCATTTAATGCTGTCAGTGTTTGCGATGAAACAGAATTCATGCCTGTATAGACATAAGTCCCATGTAATGCACTTAAACTTCTATTAACCAGTAAATCTGATGTTAATCCTATATAAGTATAAGATTTATTCTGTGTTACTAAATCAAGTCCAGCAAAAGGTAATTCTGAAAAAGCAATCGTACTATTTACTGCGCTGGTTGCTGTTAAGTTTCTATTAACAAGTAAACTGCTTGCCGATCCTGTGTAATTATAAACACCATTTAATGCAGTTATGCTTCTATTATTAAGAATATTAGCGTCTAATCCTGCGTATAAATAATTCCCATACGATGTTGTATTATGCTCAAAATCAGCAAATGGAGATTGCGCAAAAGCGGTTAGCCCAAACATTAGTCTTTAAGCATCATACCAAGCCCACCAGCAACTCCACTAGCAAGCAATAATAATTGATCTATAGGCTTACCCATAAAAATAAGAACTGCACCCACAATAGCTGTACCTACCCAAATAAGACCACGTTTAGTGGAGGATTCTGACCAGTCAAATTTCATTCCACAACCTCTTCTTTCGGCAATGCTTCAACTTGAGGCACAGCTTGTGCTTTTATTTTCTCTACAAGTTCTGCAACCTGCACATAAGGTGCTTGTCCCAATGCTTGTAGGATAAGGTTGATTTCTTGTACTGATAATTCTAGGTTAATCATTAGGCTACCCAAGGTAATGGTGGAGTGACAATAGTTGGATTTATTTGTGCTTCAATTTGGCTTGCTACATTTGCTTCATATGATGCTACTTGTTCTGCTCCTAGAGCATCTTTAGTCCAAGCAACTACTTGATCTAAAGTTAAGTCTGCATAAGGTACATAATTAGATTTAGCAGGATCAACTTCAAATGATGCTGTTCCATATACTGAACCTGTGTAAGTGCCATCTGTAGCTGTTAAAGTCCAATGTGCTACAACGACATAATCAAGCATACCGTTGACATCAGGTTTGCAATTTAAAGCTACGATGTTCCAAGTGTTTGTAATCATTTTTATTTATTCTCCAATGCGGTTAGTCTTTCGGTTAATGATTCTATTGTTGTCAATGCTTTTTGTAACGACATAACAGCAACTGCTAAAACTGACCTGTCGTAATAACCCCAAGGTTTTCCCTCTTCAGGTACAGGTGCAGCTTCAATACCAATAGCTTCATTGACATTTTGAGCATAAAATCCTAATTGACGGTCTGTTCCAAAAATTGATGATTTTTCTGCATTGTAAAACCAATACCCCGGCTTTAATTTTTGAATCATCTCATCTGGATTATTAGGGACACCATCTTTTATTTTCCAAGTTTCATCAGATACAGAGCTAATAACACCAGAAGCAGAAAATGTTGCTGCCCCTGCGCCATAAGCGATCATAGTAACAATGCCTGAGGAGTCGATGCGCATTTTTTCTTGAGCTGAACCATTGCTAGCACACGTGGTGAATTGCATATAAGACGCATAATTACCAGAGGTTGCGTTCTCCCGTCTACCAGATATACACCCTGTGGTATATCCAGAAATAGTTCCTGCGTCTGCTGCAAAACCAATAGAGCCGCCTATATTTGCCGCTAAAGCATCTGTTGCTGTTACAACCAATTGACCTGAACTATTTGAAGCTGGAACATTAACTCCAGAAAAAGACGCTGTACTTGAAGGTGCATTTGCATTTGGAGCGCCAACAGTTAGTTTGTTATTTGGTGCTGTCGTCCCAATACCCACGTTGCCGGAGGAGTCGATGCGCATGCGTTCTGCGTTGGTTGTAAGAAACTTCAGAGGTTTTGCGTCAACAACAGAGATAAGACTTTCGCCTGATGAGTCAACGCCAACGTACAGTCCGTTTGTGGCAGAAGTGTTTACCACACGCATGTATGTTGAAGCCGCCCCACCGTTTAAATGCAATTTTTGAGCAGGACTACTCGTCCCAATCCCCACGTTGCCTGAGGCATCTTTATACAACTGACCTGAGCCTATGTTCAGTATGTCAGTAGAGCCTGTAAGAGTTCCTGCATAAGTTGGCGATGTCAATGTTGGATTTGTTGCAAACACAGCTTTACCAGTACCTGTTTCATCGCTTATTGCAAGTGCTAGTTGAGCAGAAGTAAATGACCCTAAAGATGTTGAATTTCCAGACGAGCTAATTGCACCTGAAAGATTAGCATTAGTAATAACATTGCCAGCGGTTAAGCCAGAAGCAGTACCTGTAATATTAGTACCTACAAAAGCAGCAGGAGTTCCAAGACCTATAGCATTATTACTAGCATCTAACCAAACGCCTTTCTCAGCAGGGTAAGTTACAAATACATCTTTAACACCAGCAGTAAATACAACTAAAGCTCCACCATTAGAAGATGCTAATACAGTAGTACGATCAAGTGTGTTACCAGAGCTTGAATAAGTACCAATACCTACTTCCCAATTAGAGCCAAACTGATCTGAAATACAGTAATAAGTAGTATTGCCATTGCCAACAACTGAAAAAGGCTGAAACCCAATGCTAGAGCCTAATAAGGTAGCTGCTCCTGTGCCTACAACAATAGTTGTTTCCTTAACACGATCTTTTAATGCTAGAGCCATTATAATTCCTTAAGTTATTTGAAACACGCCATTGACTGAATCAAGAACAATTTGCACTGTTTCAGAAGCAGAAATAAGTTGGCTTGAACCATAATCCCAAAAACCTATTGGAATATTAAGTGTTGAGTTATAAAGAATCGCATAGCGATAGGTAAATCCTGCTCCTGTAGCTGTCCAAATAGCTGGACTTGCAAGCACAAGTTTGAATATTCCAGCAGACTGAGATGATGATGTTGTAGCACAAGTATTTCCACCAGCAGTATATCCACCAGCAGTAGGCAAGTCTGTTGTGCCAGCTACAAAAGTAGTATCAGAAATGTTGATAGTATTTGCTAATGCTACCTTCCAAACATCTGTTCCTGCATTTGTGCCTTCTACCAGTGACTCAACTC